CATCGAAAACACTCATAAACTGGTAGAGATTGACGGAGTACAAGTACAGGTTTCCACCCATCCGAATGTGCTCCATATCCACACTACGTATTTTGATAACTTGGATAACCTTTCTCCTGAGTTCTTGAAAGAGGTGGAAGATATGAAGGTGAGTAATCCTGAAAAGTATGCTCATGTGGTTATCGGCCGTTGGGCAGACGTGGCGGAAGGTGCTGTGTTCAAGAAGTGGGGTATTGTGGATGAGTTCCCGATGTGGTGTAAGAGGGTCGGAATTGGGCTGGATTTTGGTTATACTAACGACCCTACAGCAGCTATCCGATGTGGAATCATAGACAATGCGCTATATTTGGACGAAATGGATTACCGTACAGGTTTACTATCTGGGGATATAATTAAGACTCTCCGTCCGTGGAATCTAAAGGTGATAGCTGACAGTGCAGACCCACGACTTATTCAGGAAATCCATAACGGAGGTATCAAGATTTATCCGGTAGAGAAAGGGCAAGGCTCTATCAATGCCGGTATTGACAAGATGCAGGGAATGGATATTTACATAACCAAGCGTTCTTATAACCTTCAAAGGGAGTACAGAAATTATGTCTGGGCAAAGGATAAGGATGGGAACTATATCAACGAACCGGAAGACCATGACAATCACGGAATAGATGCTGTACGTTACTATGTATTGGGTGAGCTTCTTGGTAAGATTCAGAAACCGAAAGATTTAACAGGAATATTCACACATTAAAAATATAAACTATGCCATTGAATTTAGAAGAAATATTAGCATTGCCTGACATCGGACAGAAGATAAACTACCTGAAGAAAGGTAGGAAGACTGAACTTCCCGACCGTTGCAAACTTTGGGATGATTGGAATCCGGAACGACATGAAATCATGGTTGACAAAAAGAAATATCCGGACAGAAAGGTTCTTGAAAAAGAAGCAGAGAAACACTTCGATGAAAAAACTGGTAAGACTTATGAAATCGAAGCAAAGTATAAGACTGAACCGGTGAACCGTATCTCCATTCCATTGGAACAGGATATAGTGAACATTCAAACAGCTTTCACGGTCGGCACAGAACCGTCTATGGATTGCACTCCAACCGATGATGATGAAAAAAAACTGCTGGATGCGGTAAAGGCTGTATTCAAGTCTAATAAAATCAAATATCAAAACAAGAAGATTGTCCGTGCCTGGCTCTCCGAACAGGAAGCGGCAGAATATTGGTATGTTACCGATGATGATTCGTTTTGGGCAAAGTTTTGGAAGAAAGTTAAGACTACGTTCGGTGGCAAGGTCAAGCCCACCAAGAAACTGAAAAGCGTGTTATGGTCTCCATTCAGAGGTGATAAGCTATACCCGTTCTTTAACGACGAAGGTAAAATGATTGC